TGAGGACCGGCCCACCAAGGCCGCGCCGGTCCTTGCGATGCTTTCTGCCTCTGAAATTCGAATTGCTTCGCTTGCAGATTGTAATTCCTAAGACTGTTCGCTTCTGCCTTGTTGGCCTGCGACTGGCGCCAGTCCATGTCCTTTTTGCGCCAATCCGCCTGCCTCTCAGCCTGGAACTGCTGGTTCATGCCTTGGCGATACTGGTTGAGCGCGTTCGTCATCGGCGCAGCATTGATCGTGAGTGCGCTTTGCGGCAGGAGATAGTTGACCATCATATCACCCCCAGGTGTTTCAGGCCGGTCAGCATGTTGCCGAAAGGAGATTGACCAGACTCTCCGGGCGTCATGCCACTGACCAACGAACCGCCGAACTGCATAGCGTTATTCCAGCCAGCGTTGCGCGTTCCAGCCATGCCCATGTGCATGCCAGCGTTGCTTTGCCCAAGCGCCATATCGAGACCGGCGAGACCCTGCCCCGTCGTCATGTCGATGTTGGCAAGCTGATTGGCGGCCCCCATGCCCTGCGCCCCGAGCCCCTGCAGACGGTTGAGCCGTTCGGTTGTGTAGGAACGTCCCGCATCCATGCCGGCCCGCGCGCCCGCCAAAGCTCCAAACCCGCTTTTCGACATGCCGCGGGCTGCCATCGACCGATTGACGGCATCCACCGCACGGTTTTCATCGTAGCCGCGCTGCGGGTCAGCTTGGTAGTTGTCCCAGTATTTGCTTTGCAGCGCGTTTCCGTTGACGCCGATCGCGTCAGAATATTGCTGGTAGGCTGCATCACCGCGCTGCTGGTATGGTGTCAGGTAATTCTTGGCGCTGCTTGAAGCATTCTGCCAGTGCCGCGTAGCGCCCGCATGGCCGTCTGCAAAGGCAGCCCCTGCATTGCGCATATCGCGGCGCTGGCTGGCCCCGCTGAGAGAATCCAAAAAGCTCATGATCCGGCCTCCTGCAATTCTCTGATAATGATTTCAACCCGCCGAAGCCATGCCAGAAGCTCTGGCGGGATGTTGTCGGATTGCGGTAGTGGCGGCAAAGACGTAGCCATTTCGTCATGCCCTCAATGGTTCGGCGTCAACGGCAAAACCCGTGACGCCCTTGATCACATTCGCACTCACTCGAAACTGAAACTGAAACCCGTCTTCACCTGACTTGCCAAAGTTCTTCATGCGGACCCGCGTCAGGCGCTTGCCAGCAGCCCCTATCGGTTCATGGCGCTCTGCTGACCAGTTCAGCCCGCCATCAAACGAGTGCCGGACAATCAAATCCGGGTTTGCATCATCCGTGTCAGACGACACCGTGCCAACGCCTGGAATGACATCGAGGAACGCCCGGCGTATCTTGAGCCCTTGTGGGTAAGCATGCACCGCCGGCGGCTGGATGATCATTTCAAGCGGATTTTCAGACTCGGAATATGCTGTACTACTCATAACGTAAAGATTTCCCGTTGTCGCGTCTCCTGCGATCAGGCGACCATCAAACTTGGCAATATCAGAAACTCTCCAAGTGGCCGATCCATAACTCTGTCGCTCGTGCCAGTATCCGGTGTATAGATCATAGACCCAGCACCACGACGCCGAGCGTATCGCATAGAAAGCATGATCTCCGCTTGACCATCCGAAACCTTTTATTGTTGATTTGTCCGAAGTTTCGCTAATCGCGCGGACTACTGCACCAGTTGAGATGATCTTGCCATTGTAGCCGGTTCGCGCCCGAACCTGGTTGTCATGATCAATCCAACAAACGGTTTCACCGATACGCGCCACGCTTGAGCCAGATGCACAACCGATCTGCTTGGTGGTAACACGCGCAAAGCTGAAATCTGCTGAGCCGGTGTTCTGCCACCACTCTATAGACTCCGAGCCGAAAAACATTATTTCACGCTCATGCACAAACGTTCGCGCAATCTCATCAGGATAGCTTTCCGCGTTGGCCGTCTCAAGCGCGTCCCAAGATCGCATATTATTCTGCCCTGAGACCTGCCAATAACCGTTGGCGGCACTGGTAATAGCATATCCATCGATAACAGATATCGAACTCGGCCCTCTCAGAGCTGAATCTTGATATTGCAAAAACTTGTTGTTTTGTATTATGCCAAAGAAGCCATCAGATGCGACCCCTATTTCATGCCCCGCTTCGCGGCTGTTCTGAGCCATATAGACCGGCCCGTCAGTCGGCACGCCACCGAGCGCGAACACAGCTCCGCTTGGCGTTACACGAAACAGCAAACGGCCGGATACCACATAAAGGTCAGTGTAGGTTGAAAACATCGCCCGAACAGCACCGCCACCGTTTAGAGTTGCAAAATCCGTAAGCCCATCAGATGCATAGATAGGCCATTGAATCTTACCCTCCGGTCCGGCCTTTTCTGCGTAACAGTTAATCAACCGCGTGTTGCCGTCATATCCATGACGCGCCGGGTTTGAAGCTGTTCCAAGTGCGATTTGCTTGAGCATCAGGGCCACACAATCCCGCTATAGATCAAACGCATAGCATCAACAGATGCCGCCTCATCAACGGATGCAGTGGCCGCGTTGCTAACGTCACGAATCGCTGAAATTGCAAGCCAATTTGCCGAGTGTGCCTGATAGGCAGCAAATCCCTCCGCTGGCCACGACGCCGGGTCAGACCCATATGTCGTAACAAGATCAAGACCAAGCGCCAAAGCGTTTCGCTGTTTATATTCTGGCATAATTTCTAAGATAAGCGCACCGGCATCAGAATTTATCTGAGCAATCAAATTCGCTCTTGCCGTTTCAATAGGTTTGTCCACCGCCGTATAGGTAACGCGAACTTCAGTCTGATTTATAACGTTTGCAGATTGAATTTCCTGCGTTATAAAATCATAGGCAGGCTGTGAATCATGTACGATCGGGCGCCAAGTCGGACCTCCGTCCGATGCCGTTTTAGACACAGGATCAACTTTGTTTTCACGCGAAACAATCGCGCCGTCTACAACCTTAGCATATAGCGTCATGAGTCGTTCACCGCATCGATCGTGTAATGGATTTTGACACCCAAAAGCTGCGCATCACCGGTCATAGTGTCCGACCCATTGTCTGCATCTCTATAAACCCGGAACGCCACTAATTCCTCTGCACCTGGCGTGCCTGCAACCGTCATTGCACTAGTTTCATCTGTGATGATAACGTCACCGGCTGTTGCTTCAGCGGCATCTGTAACCGTTTGTGCTGTGCCAAATGCAGTATCCAGCGCATCGGAATTAGCGAACGCTACCGCCTGGATCGCCCAAATGCAGTTTCCACTCGTTGCCGTTGTTCGCCATACGAATTGAGCAAACAAAGTGCCTTCGTCCCAACTCTTCGGCATCTGTATTTGAAAATGGATATACTCTTCTGTGCTGTCGTCAAAATCCTTGGTTTGGATGTTCACGGCATTAGTCGTTGTTTCATATGACCCATCGGCAGCACCGTTGGTTGCTGCCGATGTCATGCCAACGGCCGGCACCCAAATAGTATGTTGGCCTAGACCGAGGCCCAACACATCAGACGGCGTAGCATATCCGTCCGTGTTGCTCTCTGAGACATCCGTAACAGGAAACCTGTCGGTAAGAGCCAGCGCGATTGCTGACTTATCTTTCCATCTGACATCTGCCATTAGGCACTAGCCACCTGGAAATACCCGCCAGCAGCAAGCTGGATGGTGAAGTCGGCACCATCAACCGCTGTGACATCGGCCGGCGCGTTGTCGAGAAGGCAATAGGCCATGATCTTGTCGGTTGACTGCGGAACGCCGGAACCAGCCGCGACATGCACCAACACCGCATAACGCGCGGTAATCGAACCGCCCGAAGCTGTCCATGCCGGGTCTACACTGTCGAATGTGACCGTGCCACTTGATTCCGTCCAAGTCACGGTGCCGGGAAAATCGCCGCCAGTCGTGTAGCCGTTGCCGTTCGCGACTTCGTTTGCTGACACGTCCGCATATGTCGAATGCGTCAGTGCAGGTGTGTAGCCACTTGTCACGAGGATGACAGAAAAAAACGCATCTCCCGCGTCGAGGTCGATCGTCCCGTCTCCGATGTATTCCTTGGTCTTGTTGTAGACCACCCATGCGTCAGCTGCCATGTCTGCTCCTTAAACGATGCCGTAAGAGTTGCCGGACTCGTCAACGTATTGATTGCTGGAGCCATCCGCCATGGTATCCCCGTTGAGGATCGTTGGCGTTTGGCCGGTGTAGGTAATCGACGCGGCGGCCGGTGTAACCGTGATGCTGGCCACCGCGTTCGGCGCTGCTGTGCTGTACTCGATACTGGCCGCGGCTGGGCTGATGATCTGATTAATTACAGTGACCGGTGCGGCCGTTGCATAAGTGATCGCTTCGGCTGCCGGACTGATGATCTGATCAACAACGATACTTGGCGCCGCCGTCGTGTACTCAATGCTTGCCGCCGCTGGCTTCGGCAACTGATCAACGAACACGTTCGGCGCCGCTGTCGTGTATTTGATCGACGCGGATGCAGGCAAGACGTTGATGCCGATGACAACAGACGGCGCGGATGTTGAATACTCAATGCTGGCCGATGCCGGACGCAGAATGTCGTCAACAACGACGAACGGCACCTGACCCGTGTAAGTGATCGACCCGCTTGCTACAAATATCGGGATAGTTGGCGCGGCGGTCGTGTATGTGATCGACGCGGCGGCCGGTTCCAGCACCCGATCAACCGGCAAGCCTTCAAGATTGTCCTCTGTGATTTGGTTCAGTTGAAGAAACACATCCGCCGGCTCCGGCCGGGGATTGTTTACGCGCTGCTTGTCCTTGCGCCCACGCACGAACTCTTGCGGGTGGCGCGGCTCCCAATCCTTGAGGCACACGAGGCGATTGTCCCATCGCAGCCGTGTCTGCGATGAGCGCACCTTGAACCCGCATTCATCGCAGATAACCCAGTGATCGCCTGCGATATAGCCATAACTAGCCAATGTAGCCTACGATATCGCCGGAGGTGTAGGCTGTGCAGTTGAGGCGCCATGAACGCGCGTGGCGGGTGAACCCGGTAAACGGCTCTGCAACAACGGTCATGTCAGCTGTAACATCCGCAGAAGCAGGAAGCCAATCACCCTTAATCTGCACTTCCAGCCGAACAGACCCGACGCCGAACCCGGTTATATAGTACATCGGCACCTCGCCGCGCGCCGTCTCAAACACGTCAGACGTTCCGGTCGCGCCGAACGTTACTTTTACCTGATCGCTCATCGATACATCTCCATGTCAGGCTGGAACCTCACAAACTGCTCACGGTCGAAGGCGTCGTATTGCGCCCGCATCTGTTCGGCTCGCGCAATGATCCGTTGCGCGGTTGGCGTGCTGTCGCCGTCCATATCAAGAAGCCGCGCCGCCAAATTATACGTCACCACCGGCAGTGCCTCTTGCGGCACGTCTAAATCATCAATCGATGTCGTGATATCCTCGACAACGCGCTGATAGGTATATTGCAGCGTTTGCGTGGTCGCCGTCTTGAGCACCGGCCACGTTGTGATCGTGGTTGCCGCCGTGCCCTTGTCAAGCCAGTAGGTGGTTGGAATGCCGTTATTCGATTTTAGCGGCTGCTCGTCATATTCTTCGCCGGTTAGCTCATGCATCGGCAAATCACGGCCGCTGGTGTCGCGGTATCTGACGGAGTAGACCTTCACCGGCCTCGGCAAGAGCGTATAGGTTGCCGTGTCGCTCACCAGCGCAACAGAACCACGTTCGGCACGCCATAGATTGGGCCCGGTTGTCTGCCATTCCTTGAGCATCAAATTCAGCATGACCAGACCGTCAGCCATGTCGTTAGCATTGACGGTCTGGTCGTGGGCGTTGAGCGATCCGATGAGTTTCAGGGCAAACGTTACCGTCTCCCCCGCATTCTTCGAAAACGTTATGACGCCGGAGGTAGCCATTAGCTCACCGTGTAGACGATAAAGCCGGTGTGTGTGCCGCCTGTCGCAGCCGAAGCACCAACCTTGCCATATACTGCCGTGACACCTGAAACAGCCGTGCCATGCAGTGCGCCGGTTGTTCCCGCTACCAATGCAGACGATGTGCCTGCATCACAGTCGAGTTCGTTTGCAAACCCGTCATCATCGCCAGATGTGCCAATGTCAACGGTCGGATTGGTGCCACCTGTCGCACCGCCCTTGCCGAGCACATCAACCACAATCGCGCCGTCGGGGATGTACCCAAGCAGCACCTGGCTTGCCGATGTTGGATCAAACGAATAGGCCATGTAGTACGTCCCGCCGGCATTGGTGACGCGCCCGGTAGGCCCATCACCAACACCATAGCCGCCAGCGGTTCTGGTTACAGCGACCATGCATCAAGCTCCCGGTGAGCCATAGATGGCACGCCATTCAGTCCAACCGACCGAAAACCGCATCGTCGATTTCGCCTTGGCGTTGTCCGTGTCAAAATCATTGTCGCGGGTGAAGTCGGTGCCACGCCGCGTAAATCGACGCAGCCCGTCCGGGGCATTTGTTTTGATGAAGAATGCGTCCGTATCGGTCAGGTAGTGGTTGACGACAACGCCATCCTGGAACAAGCCCATGGACTTGATTGCGTTAACGTCGTTGTTTGCCGTTCCAACCTGAAGCTCAGAGCGCAAGATGCGTTCCGCTTCAAACTGCAAGTCAACCGGCACGATCAGCTTTTTAGGCTGGATCGCAACACGGAGGCCTCGCGAGTTCTTAGCCTGGCCGATCTGGATCACGAGGCTTTCAAGCGCTGCTTCAGACAAGTCCGCCGCTGTGGCGATCTCATTGGATTGCGTGCCGTCAAGCGTTGGGTGATCAGTTGCGATCATTTCCTTCGCATCGCCGCTGACATAAGACGAATTGAAGGCCCGGTTGATCACGTTCGCCGCGACCACCTCTTCGGTCTGGCGCATCGAAAACGCCAGAGCCTTGGTGCGCTTGAAAGCGCTGGTCTTGTAGAGGTTGTCTTCCCGCTCTTCGCGGGTGACGATCCAGCCGAGACCATAAACAACGTGCGTGTAGCGCGTTGTGTTGCCCTGCTGGTGGCTGTCGTAACTGACCGCGCCGCCCTGGCTCTTTACCGGAGCCAAGCCGAAGCTGGTGGTTTCGACATCCTCTTCGTAGTTCTTCGATGACTTCGATTCATCAAAGATCATCGCCCATTCTTTGGGGTGTTCGCCGTAGCTCATCCCCCAGAATTTGTGCACACCCGGCCAAAGCGCGGCGGGATGATTGCCAGTCGTAATAGTTCCAGCCATATCATTATCCCCTATGCGCCGGCTTGAGCGTCAACCAAGAAATGGTTGTTGAGACGCACCAAGAGTTTCGCGTTTGCGGCTACCTCATTATCCGGGCGTTGCACGTATCCGAGGATTACCACATCTTGCGTGCCGTCACCGGAGGCGGTAACGGTAGAGCTGTCGATTTCGATGGCTGACAGACCCGTGCCGGTTGAGCCGGATGTGAAGCCGGTCAAATCGGCAGAGTTGCCAATCGCAGTCACCGCCAGCGCGCCGCCGTCCGAATCATCTTGCACTTCGAATAGTGCATTCGGATCAGAAGCCACGTAGACGTAACGTGCAGTTGATGCCGCCCGATAGATGGTCGATTCGCGCGTGACAGGTTCAACGCCTGTCACAACGCCAAGCACCGCATCTCCGGTCGAAACGTTGCCGGTGACGCTCAAAACGCCGCCTGCATCGCCCGAGCCGGCCGGCTTGACCAGTCCACCAAGATAAATCGCCGTCGAGTCCGATGAAGGAACGTAACAGCGCATGACGGCCCCATTATAGGGCGCGCCAGACATATCACTCACGGGACGCAGGCCCCGTGGCGT